GGAAGGGTATTGGGGTGTGGAACATAAAGAAACTCCTCTTGACCCTACCCACTGGATGCCTATGCCAAAAACCCCGTGAAGCTAAAAACAGTTGACAATCAACCGATTCGGGTGTATACAATAACCACAAAACAAAGAGGAGCAAGACTATGATGACCTTCCTGAGTGATGAGACTGTTACCAAGCTGATTGAAGATAAAGGGACCAAGATTGCTACCGTTGATTTCATCAAGGTTGACGGTACACCCCGTAAGGCAAATGGTTTGTTCCGTCCGTCTTCTCACATTGTGGGCTCTGAACGTGGATACCAGCAAGGGGAAATGATGCGTCAAAAGGGGCTTGTCCCATTCTTCGATCTTCAAAAGAAGCACTGGATCAGCTTCTATGCAAACCGTGTAGTGGATATCAAATAATGAGTGAACGTAAGACAAACCCCTTCCTTAAAGGTAAGACCATCGATTTTCCATATGCTATCTATAAGGGTGATGGTCCCTTTGGTCGAACCACAGTAAAAGTATTAAAGACTTATCAGCACCCAGAGGACGAAATAACTAACCCCTATGCTCGTTGGCTAAAGCTGCGTAGCAGCGCCGTCCTACCGGACTGTGTGGCTGTGTCATCAGACTGGACTCATGGGTCTTCTGATATGGGTGATAGTTATATCCATGAGGCTATCATGGGACTTGAATTGGTTGAATCTACCCCTGAATGGCAAGAATGGTATGGAGATAAGAAGTGATTGTCAAAAGTTATGAGATTAAGGCTTATGCCAACCTGCGTGATGCCGACCTGCGTGATGCCTACCTGCGTGGTGCTGACCTGCGTGGTGCTGACCTGCGTGGTGCTGACCTGCGTGGTGCCGACCTGTGTGGTGCCAACCTGTGTGGTGCCTACCTGCGTGGTGCCAACCTGAGTGGTGCCAACCTGTATGATGCCAACCTGCGTGGTGCCGACCTGCGTGGTGTCAACCTGAATGGTGCCAACCTGTGTGATGCCAACCTGAGTGATGCCAACCTGAGTGGTGCCACCCTGCGTGGTGCTGACCTGTGTGATGCCAACCTGCGTGATGCCAACCTGAGTGATGCCAACCTGAGTGGTGCCACCCTGCGTGGTGCCAACCTGACCAATAGTAAACTTCCTAAGTTTCAAATCACCCCTAAAGGATACAACCTTTATGGATTTAAAAAAGTATTGGATGATAAAATCATTACACTACTTATTCCATCGGAGGCTAGTAGGACAGCATCTTTGGTAGGTCGTAAGTGTCGTGCAGAATATGTTGTTGTGATTGATGGTGAAGGTATCTCTAAGCATGATGGCAAGACTGAATACAAGATTGGCCGAACCGTGTATCCTGATAGGTATGACCCGGATATTCGAGTTGAATGTACAAGTGGCATCCACTTCTTTCTGACACCCGAAGAGGCGCAAGAATATTGACATGCTTTGTTATAAAGATATGACATTCTGTTCGGCCAAATGTGCTAATACAGATTGCCACAGGAACTACACTGATAAAGTGTCTAAAGCTGCCTTGGAGTGGTCTAAAGGACTTGGTCTGAAACACCCTCTTGTGGCTATGAGTGACTACTCAAAATCTTGCACTTGGTTTAAAGAGAATCAGTAGACAAGAAGTTCTAGATGTGTTATAGAATCTGTAAGGTAAGTAAGAAAGGATAAGATATGATTGATAAGAATGAGGGTACTTCTGTGCTGTCATCACAAGATGAATGTGCTTACGCACTGGGGGCCGATATTAATGATCGCCTGCACAACGCGTGGATGAATTATCTGCATCTGCACCAAGCGGCCTACGATGTTTGGCGCTGGTTTGAGGTGTCACGGCCTGACTTGATAGGCCCACGCGCTGAAGCCCTGCGTGACGCAGTAAATGGCCCTCGCCCATATGGCTCCATCCCCGGCCCCACGCCCGCCGCTTCCCCGGTCGGGGCCGAAATAGCTCTGAATGACGACGAAAAGCTGTGCCAGGAAGATTTACCGAAGGAGCCGCGCACATGACCCCCGCTGAGATTGCCGCCAAGATGACCCCGGCGTATCCGGTTTCTTGCGACTGTCCGCTTCATACGCTGTTCCCGATGCGGATTGCGGACATTGTTGAGCCAACATTCCGTGACCGTCAGGCCGCCTGTGACTTGATCGGCAGGGATACTTACGGAAAACCGTACTGGACACCAGAGACAATAGATCGTTGCCATCCAGTGGTACAGGCATTTGCACGACATGCCCGCACCGTCATTACCGCGCTGTCATCGCTGCCGAAAAAAGGTGCGTGATGGATGCGCCGGAACGGATTTGGATTGAGGATGAATTTGGAAACGGTCACGACGACCAGTGGGTATATGGCACATGGGATATCAGACAGTATCTCGGTTATCAGACCGAATACATCCGCGCCGATCTGCACCAAGCAGCCCTCGACACCGCCAATGCCCGCGCATGGGCCGACTACGAAGCCCGCATCCTGTCAGCATTGGAGTAGGTAATGAGTATCCAAAAACACCCTATGAGGGACATTAGTATCTCAGTATATGAACGTGTACAAGGTACTACTGGCCCTCAATTCATTGCTAAGTACGAACCTTTCCATGTACACCCTATCTTTTTTCATGGAACCACAAAGGAAAATGCTGAACAAAGTGCTAGACAATTTGCTGATTCTGCTGTAGAGAAGTATGAAGCAACATATCTAGCACGGGTTGAAGCATTGGTTAGGGTAAGGGAGAAGAGGGGCAAGGCTAAAAATGAATAATAAAGTTGAAGGGGAATGGTGGGTACAAAGGATTATTGACCTTGAGTGTCAGGTTGCACGTTTAAAAGATGCTTTTGAAGTACTTGAGGATGCTCTTCAAGAGGCAGGAGACGACTATCCCGGATCATCAATGCAGGCTTGGTGTGTCCAGCAGATTAAAAGGGCTAGGGAGATAGTTAGTGACTAATCATCAAATCACCTACTACATTCCTGTAGTCGAGTACCACAAACAGCTTGAACAAATGATTAAAAAGATGTATAGAGAACTTACTCCAATGGATGCTGAGTTCTATCAACATGAAATGGAGAAGGTTTTGGACTATAACCACAAAACAGGTAGTGCTTACTACCCTCTGTATGAGGATGATCTTAAATGCTAAATGAAACTAGTAAATTCAAGGTTGGTGATAAAGTAGTCTCTGTGGCTAAATGGAGTATGTCATATGGCCGTGTAGGGGTTGTAAAAATCCTTAAAGATTATGAAGACAATTATCCTTATGAGGTAGATTTTGATGGCTCTGATTGTGAGGGTGATTGGTGGCCTATGAAAGAGCAAGAATTGGAGTTTGAAGATGAAGAGTGAAACTAGTAAATTCAAGGTGGGTGATAAAGTAATCTATGAAACGTGTAGTAGTCTGGATCAAGGCTTTCCAGAATTGGTTGGTTATCAAGGGACGGTGGTTGATTTCGGTCGTATGTTTGTTTATGTGAAATTCGATAAGATTCCACCTGAGTATAATGACCTTACTGTGGAAGACCTTATCCCCTGTAGTGAAGAGGAGATTGATCATGTTTAAGTTTGGTGACAAAGTTAGATTTACTAATACTAGCTGGGTAGATTTTCCAAAGGGAATGTCTGACATTGGCATGGTTCTGAGTGGGCCACATGAAAGTTACTTTGAACTAGATAAATGTTTTTGGGCAGTACAGTTTAACTCAGAAATTATTGCTTGTTATGAGGAGGAACTGACCTATGTTTAAGGTTGGTGATAGGGTTAAAGTCATTCACATTGATTGTAAAGACAATAGTTTCAATATTGGAGATATTGGGGAGGTTTTATATGGGCCAACTAGAAGTTTTTTTAAAGGCAGTCCTGACGTCTATTTGGTGGAATTTGGCTATCAAACAGATATTGTATATGAGAATGAGATCAAGCGTGTTTAAACATATTAGCCACAACAAAGGAAGTAATGATACTTGTGATCATTGCCACAAAGAAGTTCCCTACTATCTACTCACTAATGTAGGTTTGGGGGAAGCAGTCTGTAATGAATGCCTGGCATACGTGGAAGATGAATATGATCACATCAATGATGAAGACTTTGAGGACTAAATACAGTTCTTCGTGGCTAGACTTCTTTAACCTAGAAGACTTCATTAACCTTCTTGATGATGATCCTTATCTGTATGATCTACAGAGTAGTGACTACAATCATCTAGGGATTAATGATGTCCTTCTAGGTACAGAGGATCAGGATCAGTAATGATGACCCTCTCATACTAACCTGTTAGGTACAGGAAGCCGGAGAGGTAAAAGAAAGATGGTCTGTAGTCTCAGTCATTCAAGACCCTAGAGAAAAGATAGATTATAGTGTGGCAAAAGTATCACACTTGTCATACTAAGACATTACACCTATATACCACAGCCCACCTATGGAGAAAGACATGAAAGACCTGAGTTCAGAAGAAATCCGAGAAATCCTTTGGGGAGACAATGATGACTATGCGACTGTGGTAGGAAAGACCCTTCTCGACAAAGGCCGTTGATGGGTTTCCTACGAGCAGATTGTTCAACGTAAGTCTGATGGAACTTACTGGTCTATTGTTTGGCAGTCTGGTGCTACAGAAAGTCAAGATTGTGATTTTGAACCCGAAGTGGCCGAGGTTAAGCCCGTGCAAGTCACTGTGACCAAGTACGAGCCTAAAAAATGACTCCACTAGAGATTGTTGAAGAGTTTGAAAAGGGTTGTAGTCACGGTCGTCCAGAGGACTGCCCAACTTGTGTTAGAGCCTTTTTGAATGCACTAACTCCGTCCCTACTTCGTCAAAACCGTGAGTTGCAAGACTTTAGAGACTTCTACAAAGGTATGGCAAACAACATTCAAAAGATGCTTAAGGATTAACATGCCTGAACTGATCCATCAAAAATGTCCCTACACCTCTTGTGGCTCCTCTGATGCCTTCGATTGGCATACTGATAAGCATGTAGGTATGTGTCGTTCTTGTGGCAAGGCATACCCCACGAAGGGAATGAAGGCATTCGATTGGGCAGCAGAAGCCTACCCATTGAAGGGTAAACCACAAAGAGTAGAGGAAGAAGATATGAAAGATACCCTTGATACCCACTTTGGAGTAGGTGAGTTTGTAGAACACCGAGGTATCCAACCCCGGACTATGGAAACATACGGTTGTAAGACGTACTTTGACAGTCAAAACAACCCTATCAAGCATGTCTATGTGTACCCGGATGGTGGGACCAAAACACGTGAGTTTCCGAAGTCATTTCACGTCAAGAACTTCAAGTCAGATTCCCTCTTCGGGATGAACCTCTTCCCGGCTGGATCAGCCAAGATGGTTACTATCACTGAGGGCGAACTGGACGCCATGTCTGCCTATCAGATGCTTGGCTCTAAGTATCCTGTGGTGTCCCTTCCTTCTGCTACCCCATCAAGAAAGTTGTTGGAGAACGCTAAGGATTGGCTTGGTAGTTTCGAGAAGATTTACCTCTCTCTTGATAGTGATGAGAAGGCTGACAAGTTTGCTACGAGCCTGATGCACCTCTTTCCGGGTCGGGTATATAAGGTTCCTCACGATAAGTTCAAGGATGCTAATGAGTTCCTTCAAGCTGGTGCAGGAGAACAATATCGTAGTGTTTGGTGGTCCTCTGGGCTGTACACGCCAGACAACATCTATGCCACAGAAGAGCGGTTTCTAGAACTTCTTCACGATACCCAAGAAAGTTCTTATATCCCTACGGGGATTGATTCACTTGATGAGAAGATTCTTGGGTTGATGCGGGGACATGTTACTGTTATCAAAGCTGCCACAGGACTCGGGAAGTCTGAATTTATGAGGTATCTTGAGTACAATTTCATCAAGAATCACCCTACAGTGAAATTTGCTACTTGGCACCTTGAAGAGACTAAATTGCGTTCCCTGCTTGGTGTAGTGTCCTATTACCTAAAGGATAACCTCACTAGGAAAGACCTTATTGAAAAGAAAGGCCGTATGAAAGATGTGGAAGAAGCTATTCGATACATTACCCATAACACGGGGTACATGCAGTTTCATCTCCAAGAGGATGCTGATGCGGATACTTTGATTGAACAAATCCGAGTGTTGACACAAGTTTATGGCTGTGAATATATCTTTTTCGAGCCAATCTCCGATGTTATCAATGCAAATGATGATAAAAGTAAGGAGTCTCTTCTGGCAGACCTGTCTATTCGGCTATCTAAACTTGCAGCAGATTTGAATGTTGGTATTGTGAGCATCGGCCATACAAATGACGCAGGGGAATTTAAGTACTGTCGCATGATTGGGCAGCGCGCATCTGTTATTATTGATCTTGAACGTGATAAGGAAGCAGATAACATGGTTGATAGAAATACTACCCGACTTGTTGTCAAAAAGAATCGACCTTGTGGCCTTGAGGGCCTTGCAGGAGAACTTTTGTTTGATGGCGAAACATTCACGCTTAGTCCAAAAGAAGGGGGCTGGTAATGGCTAACCCAAAATATCGTGCTTTCTCTCAAGCAGAGGTTTGTAATGATTTTTACTTTAATGGGGGCTGCACTAATTTAGTCTGGAAGACTGGGCCAAGGAAAGGTAAGATAGCTGGTTGGGTTGATGGTAATGGATATCAACTAATTCGGTATAAGGGTATTCTTGTTCGATCACACAACCTTATTTGGTTGATGTACAATTCAGTGTGGCCTAGTAAAGAACTTGACCACAAAGATAACAACCCACAAAACAACTCTATTGACAACCTTCGGGAATCTGATAGAAAAGAACAAGGGGCGAATCAGAGACTTCAATCTCGGAGGGCTGGGAAGTTTAAGGGCGTACACAAAATCTCTAGTGGTAATTGGTGTGTGAAGATTAAACATCATGGAAAACAGTATAACTTTGGGACTTATACAAGTGAGCTTGAGGCAGCTATGATCTATAACATTAATGCAGAGAAGCTGTTTGGTGAGTTTGCACACCTTAACAAAGTATTTGAGGAGGTTCAGGCGCAGGTAGGAAAGTTGCCCTTGAAGCACATCGCCCCTTCTTGGAACACGCTAGTAAGCGATGCTTGGCTCGACCCAGAGCTGCGAGCACTCTTTGAGTGCGAGGAGGGATATCGGCCCCTCGCGAAGTACGGACCGGCGCTCGAACAGGATATCGAAGATGGTTTCTATCACCGTTATGAGTGCGCTTTTAAGGGCTGGCTTCTGAGGGGCCCATGGTCTGAGGCTATTGAAGAAGGTATTGACGTGGCCTACAAGGAGGGTCTTAATACAGAGGTATATGATTAAATGAAAATCAAAAGTGTAGAACTTCGACCACTTGCTGACAAACATTATGAGACTGAAATTAGGGTAGTTCTTCAAGGTGATTACTCTGAAGAGTACATTGGTATTTCTATCTATGGTTCAACTCAAACTCCTAGTGAACGTGAAATTAAACGTGGGTGGGAACCTGATTGGGGTATGAATCATGTAGAAAGTAAAGAAGGATATGAAATTGCTAAACTGATTATGGAGATGTTGAGTAAAAATGCTTAAAGCGTACAAAAGGTATAAAAATTGGTGGATTACAAACCAATCTCATAACTATAATGGTAGGAATCATTGGGGATGGTCCATGCAAGGAGAGGAAGCTTTTGAACATTACTGGAATAATCTTGACCCATACCTAATGTTTGAGATTCTACTTGATTGGAAAGAGAACATTGAAGTGCCCGAGGGGAATTGAATGAAGTTCATCGTCTTTGACAGTGAAAGTGATGGTCTTTGGAAAGAAGCCACAAAGCTGCATGTCCTGTCCTATACCTCTGATGGGACCAATATTCACAGTACAGCAAATAAGGAAGATATCACCCAACTGTTCAAGACTCCTGATACTTATTTCGTAGCCCATAACTCTATCCGTCATGATCTTCCCTTGATGAATAAACTCTTCAATCTTGGGTTGGACTATAAGAGAATCATTGATACCCTACCGCTATCTTGGTATCTCAATGAAGGACGTCCTAAGCATGGCCTGGAGAGTTTTGGGGTTGACTATGGGGTTCCAAAGCCTAAGATTGAAGATTGGGAAAACCTAACCTACGAACAATATGTCCATCGTTGTGAGGAAGATGTAAAGATTAACTGGCTCTTGTGGCAAGACCTTTGGTCACGGTTAGTAAGCCTCTATAAGGGTGAGGAAGAGGCTCTTCGACTATGCCTTTACATGTCTTTTAAAATGGATTGCAGTAGAGAACAGGAAGAAGTAGGCATTCGTCTCGACCTTGACCTTGCTCAAAAGTCTTATGATACCCTCCTTGAACAACAACAACATAAGACCACCGAACTTTCTAAGGCTATGCCTAAGAAGATTAACTACAAGTCTGTCAATAAGCCCAAAGACCTTTACAAGAAGGATGGAACTCTTTCTGTGGCAGGGAAGAAGTGGCTTGACCTTCTTGTT